AAGCTAATTCATCTATTTGTGCCAATCCATGGACACCAGGATCAATGGTGATCTGAGACTTAGGGTTCAATGTCAAAGGTTGAAAAGGAACCGAAACCTGAGATGTCGCAAGATGAGGGGCAGCCAGAGGTGCCATAGGAGGTACATCCTGTATATTAGGCACATCGGTAAAACCAAAAAGTTTGGCTATCCCACCGATTGCAGTGGCACCCATCTCAGTAGCCTTAGCAAAACGTCCTATAACAGGAACGTTAGACAAAGCGCGAGCAACCTTAGCAACACCCATTGCAGGTGCAGATACGGGACCACCAGCCTCATCATATTCATCTTTGGCTTGCAAGGTAAGAGCGTTGGTGGAGCCTGAAAGGCTCACATCTTCTAACCAAGCATAAGTTGAAATAGTCAAAGAAGTTGTGGCCCCAGTATTAGCAATCTTAAGTGGTTCAAAAACCACCCATCGCAATTTACCAAGATCCTGAACATCACTCGCAAATTTCAAAGGTACAAACTCACGATTATACAACATTGGAACACGAATTTCTGCCCCCATATTGGAAGAAGGATCCAAGTAAGCACCCGGTGTTTGGTCATAAGCAATCCGCACAGCGGTAAAAAGACCTGTAGCAACAGGGTGCCAATTAAATCTCAACGGATAAGCATCAGCGCACGGTTCATAAGAAGCTCTCAATGAACCATAATGAAACTTAGTGCCGTTAATAAGCATCTTAACACAAAGTGTTGCCTTCATAAATGCATAATTTTCAATCTTCCTTTTTATGACAGGATCAGCCAAAAGACTCTGCCAAATGTAGATAAAATTGCCCGGTAAAGGACCAATAGAATCTGTGGTAGACCACGAACGAGTGTCCACAAGTGTTGGGCGCGATAAAAACTGGCCCAACTCAGTTTGTTGTGAGATTTTAACAACAGGTCCATACTTATCTAGGACAGATGTGTTATCCATATTAGATGCACATCCATCTGCAAAAACCATATTTCCTTGTTGAACATCTCCGGTAGAAGCAACATCAACAGAAATATCAGAATCATCATATGAATCTGAAGACTGTAAATGCATGCCAGCTAAGACAGAATTAATCTGAATGAGTTTCATAGTGTCAAACTCGCGACACTCTCCCAATACACAGTGAGAGAAACCTTTATATGTTTTTTCAATTCATTTTCACTAATGACGGCTGATTAGACCATCACTTTGGTATCGCACCAAACTCCTAACTTTTCTCGGACCATAGGTAGACCGTAAGGGGAACACAAGTCCCCTAACGAAAGATAAAATAGAAATGAGGAAACATACGCAAGGCACAAACAGGTACAATTATATGCTTTTGAACTTATCAACAAAATCATCCCACCCAAGTAAACCACATGAGGGAAGATATATCTCGTGATCTTTATCAGAAACCAATTGTTTGAGAAATTCGTGATGTTTTGTGAAAGTTTCAAAACCATGGAAAAACAATTCCATATTAGCACTCACAACAATGTTCACGAATTGTTCCTCAGCACAAATGGAACCAGAAGGAGTCCAAACTGTCAAACTTTTCAAAATCGAAAGAATGTTCAATGGACATGCATGATGACCTAAGGCGGTATCATATCTCCATTTCCGTTTCAAAAACTCACAATCATCAATGTGAATATAAGGAACAGTTTCACTCTCTTTATCAGCCATAGTGTATACAATGTTGAAAGCAGCTAGCTCCTTTTGAATCGTGGTGTGATTGAACCAAGGGGTTTCTTTACTAACCCCCATAATATTATCATCACCATAAGTCATCAAAGAAACGTTTTCTTTAAAAGAACTACACTCTTTTGCAGGGTTCAATCTCTTGTACATCCACCTCATATAAAGGCTATTAACCAATGAGTTAATGACAACAGTCAAGGGGTGCCCTGAAGGATTAGTACCAAAAAACTCTATCAAATCACCATTGAAATTAATCAAGGGAAATGCAGTATCAGTAGCAAGGCCCCACATGATATCAGTGGTGCGATCGTCCCAACCGGCTTTCTTATGCAATTCGATGATAATCCAAAACGCTTCAAGAATCAAATCAGATATCATTTTCTTGTCATACTTGGAGTAATCTCCCGCAATCATCCTGTCTTCACCATGTTGCACAAGGTACGAATAAATGGCAGTCCAGTCAGGAGAAGTTGGGTTAACACCAGGTGCTGCTTCAAAAACAAATTTGTTCATCTGAAGCATTCTAACAAAAGAAAGATAATATTTCCGAACCAACAATGCCATATCGATGGGAGCACCAGAAAAGGCTCTCGT